AAACTATTAAGTACTGAGGATATAGCCGAAAACGAGGACCAGCTAACCGACGAGGAAATACTAAACGCCCAGGACTTTAGGATAGTAGCAAAGCCTAACGAGGAAAGCACACTAGACAAAGATAAGGCCGACGGTAGCGGTACCTGGAAAGTACGCTATAAATACGACGGGCCCCAGGATAAAAAGAACCGTAATTTTTGCGCTAAGGTATTAAGGTACCAGGGCCGTACGGGTAAGGTATTCAGAAAGGAAGATATTAACGCTATGAGCTTTAGGGGAGAAAATAGCGACTTTGGTACGTACTCTATATTTAAGTATAAAGGGTCGTACGGGTGCCGTCATAAGTGGAAAAGATTAATATTTTTTGTAGACGCTGAGGACGGCGAAACTAGAAAGGTAGGAAACGTACCGGCGGTTAAAAAGACAGCGACCGACGAAACGGCTACCAGTAAAAACCCTAAACCAACTAAAGAAAATTTTAATAAGTTAAATATGAACAAAGATGAAAACCAAAAATTCGCAAAAGTTGAAGAGCTAGACGCGGATAAGCGAGTAAAAGGCGCTAAGGTAGACGACGAAAACGGCGAGGTAGTCGTAGACGGTATTACCTACGTAGTTAACGACGGCGAAATTATGGAAGTCAAAGAGCCAGCGAGCGACGACGACGCCAAAAAAGACGACGACGCTAAGGACGACGACGCTAAAAAAGACGACGACGCTAAACAGGACGAGCCTAGCGACTTCGAAAAAATGGTAGTAGAGAAACTAGCCGAGCTAGAAAGCAAAGTAGAGGCGCTAACGTCTAAGGTAAACGAGGGCGACGCTGGTACTACTGAGGAATTTAGTAAGGTAGTAGAGGAATTACTAACAAAGTTTAAGGCTGAGCTAACGCCAGGAAAGGACGACGACAAAGACGACGCTAAAAAGGACGACGACGACGTAGTGGTAGAGCTTTCACAGGCTGAGCTAGTAGCTAACAAGCTGGCCGAAATGCGTAAGCGCGACTAAATACACCGCGCCGAATTAAAAACAAACTACGAAACGACAAAAAAGTAAATATTAACAGATAAAAATAACACCTAAAAAAATTAAATTATGGGCGTAACTATCACAAAACCGGAGTATAGAGGCGAAGAGCTAACAGGCTTTTATACTACAGCGTTTTACCGTAAGAACGCGGTAGACCGTTTTACACTATTACCAAACGTAAAAGATAAGTTTGGTATGAATTTCTTAAACTTCACGGGTACCGTATTAGGTCCGGCGGGGTGCGACTTTAACCCGAACGTAAACACGGCTTTAACTGAAAAGCTGGATAATATTAACGGGTACGATATTAATTTCGAGGAATGTATCGAAACATTTGAGCAAAGCTATTTAGCTGAGGAATTAAAAGCGGGGGCTAATAACGTAGAATTCCCGGCAAGTTTCGAGGAGTGGCTAATGAGTAAGCTACCCGAGGCTATAGGCGACGAATTAGAGCGTAAGGCTTTTACTGAGTTAGAAACTGAGCTACTAGCGGACCTTAATAACATCGACGTAACTATTAACGCTATCGACCAAAACAACGCGATAGACGAAATGGCTAAAGTATACAAAGCTATTCCTGGCGAGCTTATGGGTAACCCGGACCTAGTAATAATGGTAAACGCTAATATTTGGAAATGCTTTCAAATTAACGCGTTCGATACGGCGGTACCTCAGTTAATTACTGACGGTATTAAAATGTACTACTTAGGTATCGAGTTAGTTATGGCGCCAGTTTATAACCTTGCAAAAGGTGGCGGGCTTAACGATAATAATATTATAGCTGGTAAGCTTTCTAACTTCGTTAGAGCTTCGGACCTTTTAAGCGACGACACCGAGCTAAATATAATCGACCTACGACAAACTACAGGCGACAAAAAGCTAAGAGTAGTAGGGTCGTTAAAGTTTAAATGTACTTACGCGTTAAGCGAGGAAGTAGTACACGCTCACGTATAAGCGAATTATACAGGAAATTAACGGGGTACCCCTGGAATAACCCAGGGGCCCCTATTTTAAAAACCTAAAAAAAATAAATATTATGCCTTGTATTTGCGCTAATTTATTAACTGAGGGTATAGACGTACTTTGCGAGAATAACGCCGGGGGCGTATTACGTATTTTGGTAGCTGATAAGTGCCAAGTAGTAGACTATACCGAAACTGTACCGGGTATTATTGACGCGGTAACTATGGAAAGTGGGGCCCAATTTTTCGAAATAAATACCCAAAGATTAACAGCTAACTACGAAGAAAACGAAACTAATAATTTCGATAACGGTAGTAAGTTTTACGATTATATTATTAATCTAGTAGTAGCCCGTAGGGACGTAGCTAGACGTAATAGTATAGCTGGTTTAGGAGCCGGTCAAAAAGATTTAATTTTCATCGTACAGGACGCGAACGGTACCGAGTGGGGTATAGGTTTCGAAGAGGGTATGAAATTAGCGACGACTACCGGCGGTAGTGGTACTAAAAAAGAGGACCTTAACGGCTATACTATCCAGTTTAACGGACAAGCTAGCGACCTTATGCCGACAGTAGACCCGGCTATAATTGACGCGCTATTAATTCCAGCGCCTTAATAGGTTAAAATCAATTAATAAAGGGCCGTATATAGTACGGCCCTTTTTTATATATTTACAATATGTTACACCTAGATAACACTACGACGGCTATATATGTATATAGCGGTATACAGGACTTAACTAACTGGACCCTGGAAATAGAAAGGGTAAAAGGACGCGAAGAGGTTACCGAAGTGGTACCGCTTACCGTGGACTATTTCGGTAATAGCTTTTATAAGTTAACACTAGACACCCAGCCGACACTAGACCAGGCCGAATATAGCTATAAGGTTAAAGCTGGAAACGATACAATAGATAACGGTATTTTAAGATATGGGGCTATTTGATTTTTTAAAGACTAGTAAGGGACCCGTAGAGGACCCTAACGAACATACGGGTAACTATAGCGTAGCCGGTAAAAAGGGTAGTAACCCTAATAACGATATACGTATAGACAAAGATACCGGTAAGGGTATCTATAAATTCGGGGTACGAAACGACTACCCTAACGAGCTTATAAGCTTATACGACTGTAGCCCCACTAACCAGGCGGTAATTAATCGTACGGCGCTTATGATAGCCGGCGGTAATACTGAGCTAAAAGTAAACGATAATAAGCGTAACCTGTTTAATATGGTACACGCCGTAAGCTTACAGCGTTACCCTAATAACCGGCAAAACCTAGAGCAAGTACTAACCGCTTTAGGTTTCGACTTGAAACTACACGGCCGGTACGGTATCGTAACTACCTGGAATAACGACCACGATAAAGTAGTACAGTTACACGCGGTAGACGTACAAGGCGTAAGGGTAGGATATAGTAAGGACGGTAAACTAGAATATAAGTACTGTAGGGACTGGGCCGATACTAAGGCCGAGGTAATAACTTACGAGCCTTTCGATAGGTACGGTAAGAAAAACCGCCAGCTTTTATACGTTCAGCTTATGCGGTCCGGCCACGAGGTATACGGACTACCGGACTATTACGCTAGCCTTAACTGGATAGACTTAGAAAGCCAAATAGGTATACACTATAGTACTACAGCTAGCGAGGGCTTTAGCCCTAAGCTTTCGGTAGTGTTTCCAGGTAAGCCCGAAAGCGAGGCCCTAGAGGACGAAATAATGGATAACCTTAATAAGAAGTATACCGGTAGTAGAGGTAAGAAAATTATAGGAATATTCAGCCCGCGCCCCGAATTAAAGCCCGAATTTAAACCGATTACGGTAGAGAATATAGATAAGCAATACCAAGTAATAGACGACCAAACGCAAGCCAAAATATTAACAGGCCACGGCGTAGTTAGTCCTATGTTATTCGGTATTAAAACGGCGGGGCAGTTAGGCGGTACTCAGGAATTACAAACGGCTTTTAATATTTACCAGGCTACCGTAGTAGGTCCGTACCAAAATTTAATACAGCGGAGCCTAGACGAGATACTAGAGGCGAGCGGAAACCCTAACCGTATAGAGCTTACGCCGTTCGATATTATTAGCGAGCAAAACGTAGAGGGCGAAGAGGGTAACAAGGTTACCGACGCGCTTAACTCAATGAGCCCACTAGTAGCGAGTAAGGTACTGGATAACCTAACCGTAAACGAAATACGGGCGCTAGGTGGCCTAGATAAAATAGAGGGGGGCGACGTTCGAAATAACGCGCCGATACCTACAGAAACCCCCGAAACTTAAAGCTATGGAATTCTTAATAGACGTTACGTACTTCGAAAACTTTACGGTAATAGATACCGATTTCGACGCGAATAAAAAACTAAATACCCATATGGTCGACGCCCATAAGGTACAGGTATACGAGTTACTGGGTAAAGAATTATACGAGCGAATACAGACCGCGCTAGCTAACCCTGGGGCCGACGTAGACGCCGACGCGCTGGCTAACCTCAGCGACTTAAAAGACTTTACGCTAAAAGCTGTAGAGCTAAACCTTATACCGTTCTTAAATACACCTGTAACCGCAAAGGGTACCCAGGACCGTAGCGGTAACTTTACAGCGAGCGCCAGCGCTACGGATAAAGGGCTACGACTAGATAAGGTACGCGCCTTGCTAGAGGTTTACGCTATGCGAGTTAGGGACTACTTAACGGATAACGCCGATAAGTACCCCGAGTACCACCGCTGTAAACGAAAAGACCAAAATTTCTACACCGGTATACATGGGGTATAATTAATAACTAGAAACTAATTAAATACAATTATATGAGCGCTAAGAAAATAGTAGAAACGGCTAAGGGTTTTATAGGCCAGGCCGAGATTAAAGGAAATAAAGGCTTTGAAAGTAAAGAATTCGAGCGACTTATGGAGCGCGTAGGCTGGCGTACTGGCTGGGCCTGGTGCAGTTTATTTGCTGAGTTAGTACTAAAGCTAGCGTATAAAGGAAACGACGACGTAACTAAGGAACTGGATAAGCTTTGTAACGCCTCAGCGGTTAAGACCCTAAAGAACTTTAGAAACGCCGGGTATAAGGTAAGCGGTAAAGCTACGCCCGGGGCTGTAGCTATTTGGCAAAGTAAACGGCGCGGGGTTAAGTCCTGGACCGGCCACGTAGGTATAGTAACTAAAGTACATAAAGACTATTTCGAAACCGTAGAGGGTAATACTGGTAGCGGGGGCGTACGCGAGGGCGAAGTAGTAGCAACCCGTAAACGTCGTTATAACTTCGACGCCTATAACGGCCTGGAATTACAGGGCTTTATTTGGCCGATAGGGGACCAGGTGGCCGAGGCTGAGCCGTGGCCGTTTACCACTAAAGCAAAAGGTAACAAGTTTAGACAATGGGTAAACGATAAACACCCGGACGTAGCCAAAAAGATAGATTTAGACCCAAAGGGTAGCAACGATAACAACTATATACGCCGAGCATATGAAGAGCTTAAAGAACTTTATAACGTCTAACAGCGTTATATTTATTACGATATACGTAGTAGTTACCCTATTCGTAATAGGGCTACTATCGTATAAGTTAATAGCTCACAAATGCGAGCCAGTAAAAAGCGAAATACTAATACAAAATAAATACCGTGAAAAAATTAAAGAAATTGATAGCGCCGACGACCGCGCTACTATTGATAGCCTACTGTACGAGCTTTACGGCTTTAAGTCAAAGTAACCAGGATAGTACTATATGCTTTACCACTACCCAGGTAAAACACTTTTTAAGGACGGCGGTAGAATTAACTAACGCGCTAGAAACTAACGAGCTACTGGTAACCCAGTTAGGCGAATGTCAAAACCGCGAGGTAGAGCTACAGCTAGAAATAGATAAGAAACAAAAGAAACTAAAAAGGACCCGCTGGATAGCTGGCGGTACTGGTGGCCTAGCTGTAATACTGGGCGCTATTGTTATTATCAAATAAAAGACTATCTTAGCTACTTAGTTTTGTAGCGCGATTTTAAAGACGCGTTTTGTATTTGGGGGCCCCTGGTATTTTGTACTAGGGGCTTTTCTTATTTCGTTAATAATTATTTTTTTTTGTTGATAACTTGCATAGTATAGATTTTTATACTAGTATTGTAAAATACAAATACAAAATTTTACAAAATGAAAAAACAATTTTTAATAATTGGACTAAGCGAAACCACGGTAATAACTCGCGCCTGGTTAGGTAGTAACGGTATTAGTACCGTAGAGGAACACGTAATACACGAACACCACCAGGCTACAAAAGATACCGAGCTAGAGGCCCTAAAGTTTGTAGAGGAACTAATAGAGGAAACCGGCGACCAATTCGAACACGGTATTTTAATACGCCCAGTATGGAAACGAAAGTAATAACAGTAAGCGCCCAGCTACCACTAGATACTTATATAGATAAGTCTATAGTAACCTGGTGGCGACGTAACGGTAGGATAGACGAGGCCCTACTAGAAAGGATAAGACTAGAAAAATTACGGCAAAATGATAAACGAAAACGAAACCCCATATACTATAATCGACTGGCTGAGGCTAACGGGCTACGCTAATACAGTTAGTAACGCCCCGTACGAAATAGTAGAAAAGGACCTACAGGAAATAAAGGCCGACGAGTACCTACGTACTAAGGCTAGTATACTTAGGGTAGCTATAGCGGTAGCTGAGGCTAACGGGCTAGATAAAGTAACGCGTAAGCGCGAAATAGTAGACCAGCGTAGCTACCTGTACTATCTTATTAAGCGGTTAATAGAAAACAATACCGACGAAAAGATAAGCCTAACGGCTATAGGTAGACTATTTAATAAGGACCACGCGACCGTACTACACGGCCTAAGAAAAGTAGAGGACCTAAAGCTAGATAAGGAATTTAACAAAACGATACAATACCTAAAAGACTTTTTTAATAACCCTATATACGTTAAGTTATGAGTAATAAGATAAAAACCTACGCCGTAAAAATTACCGCGTACGTCGACGCGCCTACCGATATAGAGGCCGTACGTAAA